TTTTACACAGAAAGAAATGCTTACTTTAATATTGGAAGGGCAAAAAATTATTAATAAACGTATAGATGAGTTACACGAAAAAGTTAATCAAAAAATTTCAAGACAAGAACTAAGTGGGTGGCTTGTAGCTATCTCTGCATTGGTGGTGCTGATAAACAATTTAATGTAATGGAAGAAGACTTCACATTACCTGACGATATGTTTACAGACAACCCTGTATTCGTAGATACATCACAAGAATTTGATGATGACTGCGGAGATGCGTGTAAAATATGAAGAAGTTATTATCTTTAATTGCAGCTTTTCTTTTAGTAACTACACCTGCATACGCAATGCACACAGAAACACAGACACCTTATGCTATTACTAATACATTAAACAATGATGGAAGTATTACAGTTAGTTGGCAAGAGAGTGATGGATATGAAGAGAACCCACCTGAATACTACATGGTATATATAGGTTTAAGTGAAACTGCTGATGATGTATCAGTACAAACTAGCTTTGGGTTTACTGAATTATTGTCTTGGCAGAGTTATACATTTACAGCAGAGTACTTATATGACAACTTGTCTGTAGATAATCAAAAGATATATGCAAAGGTAAAAGCATTTCACGATACAAATGGTACAACTAGCGACTTTACGCCAGTAGAAAGTGTATTATATAATTATGATTATGTACCTACTACAACGACATCTAGTACGACAACAACAACGTCCACCACGTTACCTCCGGCAAAAGATGTGGTCGAAGATAACATTACTACGTACCTTGCTTGGGACGAATATGGATGTCCACATCCGAACAATCCGTTATCGTATAAACAATATCTTGAAGCGGTAGAGAGTGGAGATTGGTTTGGATATCAACCCGATGATTGCACTAACGTACCTGATGTTATTACTATTATTATCGAGGAAGAAGAAGATTTAGATGAGCTGGACGAAGAGATACTTGGAGATGACACCTTACCAGAGGAAGATATTTTTATTGAAGAGGAAGTTATTGAGCTCACGGAAGAAGAAATAGCTGCTATTGAAGCTGAAGAACTAGATGCTGAAGAAGAATTACTTATACTTGAGGAGTTAGAAAATAGTGTAATTATTCTTGAGGATTTATCTGAAGAAGAGATACAAGAGTTTGTAGATGTCATACAGGAAATAGAAGATACTATTGAGATTATAGAAATTGTAGAAGAGATTATAGAATTAGATGTACCTGATGATATAATATTAATAATAGAGGAGGAAGTACTTGAAGAAGAAATTATCATTGATGAGGCTGATGAGGAGATTTTGGATGAGCCAATACAGGAAGATGTTAAAGAGGTAGAAGATTTAACTGAAGAAGAAGTAGCTGTTGAAGTTGCTGAAATTGAAGAAGCCATTAAAGAAATTATTGAAATAGAAGAGGATTTATCTAATGAGGAAATTGAAGAAGCCATCGAAGTATATGTGCAAGAACTCCCACCCGAAGAAATTGTAGAAGTACTTGAAGAAGTTAATGATGTCGGTGTTCAAAATTTAGAAGATGTATCTGAAGAGGTACAAGAAGTTATACAAGCAGTAGTTGAAGAAGCTATTGAAGATGTTGAAGAACTTACAGAAGAACAAGTTGAAGTTGTTGCTGAAGTATTACAAGTTGAAGCTGAAGACGTTGCTATTATTGCAGAGTCTATTAAATCAGATGAAGTAATAGCTGAAGCAGTAGAAGAATATATAGAAAGAGCTGTAGATAACTCAGATGTAGAGAATTACACTCTTGCTGATGTTGTCACAGAAGTGCAATATGAAGCATTCATAGAAAATCCAATAGAAGTGTTTATTGATTTAAACATAGAAGATATCAATATTACTGACATAGGTAATGACATGACACAAGACCAAAAAGAAAAAGCTCAAGAAGTTGTAGTTCCAGTTATTTTGACTAGAATAGCTACAATGGCATCCTTTATATTTAGGAGAAGTTAATGCTAAAAAAAATTTGGAACTGGTTTATAACTATAGTTAAAGAGACTTTGAATTTAAGCTGGACACTTGTCGGTTTGGTTATTGCGACCCTAACGCTAACTGGCAGTGCTCAGCAAGTTACAGGTCTTGCTACTGTAGTTACATTAGCTGTATGGTTATTAACTATAGGGTTTAGAAAAGATAAACCTGAACCAAGTAAAAACAAAGGGGTGAGTAAATAATGGATTGTTGTGGCAGTGGTTGTTGCGGAGGTAGGTAATGGAAGCTAAAATTAATTTAAGTCAGATACTACAAGGTGGATTAGCTGCCTTAGTAGGTTGGTTGTTCAAAACAGTTAATGATTTACAACAAGAAGTTGCAACACTTAAAGCACAGGTTGAAGCATACCAAAACTCAATATCAGGATTTAATCAAAATTTAACAATCATTGAAGAAGTAATTAGAGAGATATTATTTAAGGTAGGAGGATAATGGAATTAGAAGTAGTAAGAATAAGTTCACAGAAAGATAGTACGTCTGGAATTTTGTTTGATATCGTTAATGGTAAAAGAAGTTTTCTTTGTTATACCCTTGAAGATGAACAAAGAGATGTAAAAGTATGGGGTGAAACTAGAATACCTGCTGGTAAATACAAACTTTCTTTAAGAAAAGAAGGTGGATTCCACAGTAAATATCAAGCTAAATATGGTGACATGCACAAAGGTATGATACATGTGAATGATGTACCAGGATTTGAATATATTTTATGGCACACTGGTAATACTGATGAGAATACTGCTGGTTGTTTATTATTAGGTAATTCACAAACTAGTAATCTTGTGCAAAAAGATGGCTTTGTTGGTTCAAGTGTTAATGCATATAAAGATGTTTATCCTTATGTTGCAGCTGCTATATCACAAGGTGATGTATGGGTTACATATATAGACTACGATGGAACTGTAAATAGTAGTGACAATTCAACTGTAAATAGTAATGACATAACAGAAAAGTTGGAGGAAATATCTGGGGAGATACAAGTGTTATCTGCCAAACTGGATAGACAAGTAATTCTCTAATGGCTAAACAAAAAGATAAATTAACTTTATTAAAAGAAGAGTTAGCAAGTTTATTAAAATCTGGTGGTGACCGAAAAAGAGCCCAAGAGTTAATGAAAGAAATAAACCTTCAAACTAGAATGCAGAAACAAGAAAAGATAGCATTAGAAGGAACAGCAATTTTTGGTGATGCTTATACTGAAGCTGCTGAAAAATCAGCTAAGAAATCTGCTAAGAAAACTCCTCAACCTACTTTTTCAAATTATACAGACAAACAAAAAATACAAATTCAACAAAATATTAGAGAACGTAATAAAAATATTTCTGATAGAAGTAAAAGAAATATTTATAATATGTCTAACAGAAGAGAAACAGGTTTAAAAAATCCTACTCCACAAGAAATTGAAGCACAAAAAAGAATCCGTAAAGAATTAGATGATGCTAAGAGAAGACAATTTGTTAATACATCAGATGCTTTAAATTTAAAACTTCCTCCAGGAATAGACGCTCAAATTCGTACAGTAGGAAAAGATAATATAAATCAAAGAGCTGAAGAATTAGTTAATAAAGATTCAACACTTCAATTTGCTAATGAAGGTCAGAGAGAAACATTTATTACAGATGTAGCAGATGAAATGGCTGCACAAGTTGAAGAAGCAGCTAGGTCAGATGCAGGCAAGATGAACATTATGGATTTTTCTGAAGGTAATCCTATGATTATTGATACAAGAAATGGTGCTGTAAAAGATATGGCAGAATCAGTTGACCCTAAGTCAAAATCTGCTGCAGCTTATGCTAAAGAATTTGGTATAGAAACTAAATCAGCAACAGATAGCGGATTTAACATATCTATTAGAACATTAGAAAGTCAACTAGATATGATTACTAATACAATAGAAAATACTAAAGGTGAAAGATTAAATGTTGAAGAGAATCTAACTCCTAGAATATTAAATATTGAAAGAGTTAATAAGCGTAATGCAGAAGTTGATAAAACAGTAGCTGGATTAGAAAAACAAAAAAATGTTGTTTCTAATTTACTAGAAGAACAAGTAGAAACACTTAATAAAGAAACAGCTTATAGATACTTACAAGGTAAAGGTGTTATTGATAAATCTGGAAGTAAATCAAACAGAGAATCAGCAGACAAAATAATTAATAAATTAAATATAACAGGTGACAAAATAATAGATGTAGATGATTTAGATATTATGTATAAATCAAAATTTGAAAAGACAATTCAAAAAGATACTCCTGTAACTAAAGAACAATTAATTATGTCTGAATCAGAAAGACTTATTTCTAACTGGCAAAAACAAATAACCCCTGGTCAACATGCTGGTAAATGGGCTGGTAAAGAAGGACCCAAAGAATCACAACTAGCCGAACCAGATGTAGTTGACCCTGATGCTGCAAAATATCAAACTAAAAAACAATCTGAAACAAGAAGTAAATTTGAAAAATCCCAGTCTCCTATGCCTAATCTTCTTAAGAATGCACTACAAGATGCTGGTACTTTACCAGGTGAAGCAGGAATGATTTCAGAAAGAATGGAATACATTGAAGGAGTTAATGAACCTAGAGGTAGGGAATGGTGGTCAGAAGGAGAGATTATTGAAAGTGCTCAACCTTCTGCAAGTAAAGGCCAAAAAGATATTGGTTCGTTTACAGAAGGTTTTCAAATTAAGGGTGTTGCTGGTCAACAAATTGATAAAGCTTTAAAAGGTCAACAAATTGCAGACGCTTTACAAAATCCTGTAGTATTAGAAACAAATGTAACATTTGCTTGGAAGCCAACAAAATATATGAAGAGTGGAAGGGTATCACATCTAATAAGTGGTACAATGCAACGTGATGTTAAGGGAAACATCATACCTTTTACACCAGAAAAAAGTGATGAATTAAGAGAAATAGTTAATCTTGGTAAACAATTAAAAGTAAAAGATTTTATAGATGATAAAGGAAATCTTACTGCAGAAGGTAGGAAATTTAGAGTTGAAGTACCTAAGAAACCAGAATTAAAGATACCAGACTGGCAGAAATACCCAGCTAAAGATGATTTTGAAAAAGCAAAAAAAACTTCTTTAAGTAATTTCAAAAAAGCAGAAAAAATTTATCTAAGTAACCTAGACCAACCTGCAGTAGCTACTGTACTTCAAAAAGATTTACCAGGATATGAAGCACCTGAGATAGAATTAAAAGCAGAGGCTAGTGGTAATATACTTAGAGGTGCTAAATCTAAAGATGTAAATGTTACTATTACAGGTAGTTTAAAAGATACTTCGTTTACTATTGGCCTAGATGTACCAGATAAACCAGCAATAGTTCCATTTAAAGATAAAAAAGGTAAACGATATATTTCTAAAGCAGAACCTGTAATACGACTTGAAGGCCCACCAAAAATTATAAAAGAAACTGTAACAACAGATGCAGGTCAAGCTATTAAAGATGCAAAAAAAGAAATAGCTGAAGCTAAACAATATATAAAAACAGCAACTGCTAATAAAGCTTACACACCAGAAGACATAAAATATGGAAAGGCTAATTTGTCTGCAGCAGAATCAAAATTAAAAAAAGCACAACGAGATAAAAGCCCTAGAACAAAAGAAATTACTAAGACAGAATCTCTTTATAGACATCTAAACCCTCAAAAGCGAAATGTTGTAATGAGTGAGAAAATTCCTCAAACAAAAACTGTTACACGAGAAGTTAAACCAGGGGTAAGTGTATATGGAAAACAATATAAACGAGGATTAAAAGATATAGCTGCACAAGGAATTGAAATACCAGGTAAAGTTAGAGTTACTGATTACGGCCAAGGAGCTACAGCTTCTTTTGAAGTTAGCAATAGTGATTTTAAAAAACACCTTTCAAAATTAGAAAGAGTTAAAGATACTAAATATGGTCAAACAGAATTAGATTCATTAGCAAAAGGTTTAAGAGGTGGAAAAGCAGCAACATCTATGGGGTTGAAAGACTTCAATATAGGTAGTCAAAAAGTATTTGATGTTCTTTACGATGAAGCTGTACAAGTTAGAAACATTAAAAAAGGTATAGAAGAAAAGCTTATAACTAGTAGCAAAGCAGCATATGCAGAAGGTTTGAAATCGGAACCAAGTGTAGCTAAAGCTCCATTGAATTATGCAGAAGTTGATAAAGGTAGTTTTATAAATTTCATGGATAAGAATAATTTATGGAAAAAGAATAAAGGAGGTGAAGTTTTATTAGATAAAAATAAAAAGAAAATTGTACCACAGAATTTATTTAGATATCAAGAGGGTGGAGATGCTAGACAAATAACAAAATCATTAACTTATGAGCAGTTGAAAAGTATTGCACCTAAAGGTGAAAAATATTTATTTGAATCAGATGCTCAGCGTTCTCCGAAGAATACATTTAAATACAAAACAACAGGTATATTAGATGAGAAGAATAAGTTCACTCATTTATTTAAACAACAAGATTACACTACTCTTAGAAAAAGCTATGAAAAAGAATTAGTATGGAAAGCTTATAAAGAATCTCTAAAGATGACAGGTGGTACTGCAAAGTTTAGTAGTAAAGCAAAGACTGAACAATTATTAAAAGCTGCTGGACCAGAAGCAGTCAATAAGATTTTAAATCAAGCTTCATCTAAAATGACAGGCAATGAAATATCAAAGAACTTTTATAAAAAAGATGGTTCATTTGATATTAAATCATTAAGTCAAATAGCTCAACAACGAATTTCAAATGACGCAAAATTGTATGCTGATAAAAATCTTAAAGGTGCTGTTAGTAAAAAATTCTTAACAGAACTTAAAAAAGGTATTAAGATGGTAATTGGAAAAGGATAGTGTATAATGTTAAATAGATATAAGAGAAAAAGAAACTCTGATGGGACGTTCAAAAAGGATGTGGCGTGGACCCCTTGGAATGAAGCATGGAGTTATAAAATGAGTGAAGACCTCAAAGATATGTTGGAGCGTACTGCTTGGACATTCATCGAAGCATTTATTGGTGCCTTAACAGTTGCTCCTCTTGTTGGTGTAGATGCTGAAGTAGTTCAGTTAGCTGCATTAGCTGGTGGTGGTGCAGCATTGGCAGTAATAAAAACATATGCAAAGAAACAAGTTACAAAAAATAGCTAATGTCTGAGAAGTTATTTTTTAATAAGTATCAGGGGCCTCATGATGAATATATGAATATAATAAAAAAATCAAAAAGAGGAATGAGATTAGCTGCTCAACAAACAAACTGGATTAAAAAAGGTCCTATGGGGATAACCGACCCTAAGTATGGTAAAATCTCTCCTAAGAACTCTAGTAATATTAGAGAAATAAAACGTGCATTTGATTATGGTTATAGAACTATGTCTAAGGATGTTGCAAAAAACGTTGCTAGTTTTAATAAACAGTATCATTTAGCAGCAAAAGGTTTAAAAGCTGGATTTCCTGAAGAGAGAATGGTTAGTGCTCAGTTGGCTAAGTATGGTAAAGTTGCTCCTGCAATAGCTAAAGGGAGTAAATTATTAGGTGGAATAACTCCTGGTGCTGTAGCTATGTTAGCTGCTGAAGGATTATATAAAGGTACTAAACGTGCTTTAGGTCCTGGTGGTACAGAGTTTCATACTAAGAAGAGTAAAAACAAATATGGAACTAAAGGATACTAATGTCAGCTATAGACCCTAAGAAAGATTGGACTACTCATGGTTTAGGTGAGCGTGAAATGAAAGCTCGTATTAAATCTCATACAGCTATGAGAGATAAAGCTAGAGAACGAATGGTAACTACCTGGATAGATAAAGATTTTTCAAGTCCAGGATTTAATATGTGGTTTAAAAATAATCCTAATTCACCTTGGTTTGACAAAGGTGGAGGTTATGAAAAATATGTAGACCGAATATTTAGTCATGCAGGTTCTAGAAGGAATTACAATAAACGATATGATACTGTTCAAGGATTAAAAAAACAACAAGCTTTAAATAAACAAATAAAATTAAGAAACAATCTTAAGAAAATAACAAGAGGATATTAATATGCCAATTACTAAAACTGGTAAGAAGAAAAGATACAAGAAAAAATATTAACCTGAATACCCCTGAGAGACGAATAGAGCCCTTTTAAGAGATACAAATTGCCCGTCTGCCATTGCCTTATATTCTATTATGTATTTAAAAAAAAAGCAGAAGGTTAATCATTGTTGATATCATACATATGGTATTTTAAAGTAAGTTCTTCTCCAGTAATGATGAGCTTATTTGTAAATAAAAAATACTCGTCATCTCTAATTTCAAGTATGCAATTAGGATAGTCAGAATGATTAATGAAACCTCCTAAAGGCGTTCTAATAACATCATGTGCTGTCTTTTTATCTGTCTTGTAATGTGTTATTCCTAGTTCTGTATTTTTCTCAATAGTTCTAGTTGAAAAGAGGCCAAGGCCTTCTACCTTGGACCTCTTAATAGTTACTTCTTTAGGTAATGGTTTATAACTCATCAGGATATGACCATGTTCCTTCTGGTACAAAGTATATACTTTCTGGAAGATTACAGTAATCCATAATGTCATGTTGAGTTACATCAGTTCCTACATAAATAGCATCTGCAATGTATTTAAACATTAACTTTGTAGGTTTGTCTTTAACAAAACCTTTGTGAAACTTAATATCAATTAGTTCATATAGTCGCTGCAAATAGTTTAGAGTTTGGATGGTTACTTCTCCACCTCTTTTCTTGTCTAACTTTCTTGTCATTAAGTCAAAGCTAATGTTAGGTCTAGTTTTCATTTCAAATGTATATCTGTCATTCGCAAGTTTGGCACCTTCTTCCGTTAAGATACGCAGCTGATGAGAGAAAGACATCTTTAATTTTAAATCGGAAAGATTAAATTCATAAGAAACAAAGACAGGTTTACCTGCTTTAGTTAATCCTAGAAATCTTTTACCACCATAACTTTTAAGTAATAAAGTTTTAGCTTTCTTTTCTTCTTTAAGTTTAAGCTTATTTATATGTGTTGTTGATATTAAATTATCATTTAATTCTTTTTGTGTTTTTGTCATAAATTTTGTATTTATAGACATATATGTCCTCCTTCTTCTAAATCTTTAAAGCATTCTTCACAAAAATATTCTAACCCTGGTATTGGGTGACTCATTATTCTTCTTCCTCTCTCATTTTATTGTAGTAAAAGTTATAATCTTTAACGAATTGTCCTATTAACTCATCTACTTTTGTTGTATTAGGTAATGTATTTGTTCTACTATCTCCTAAGTATCCTATTAATGTTACTGCCCAATGTCTTAATTTCATTGGTGCATTAAATATATTATCTACAGAATCATCTCTTTTTGGTTTAGCCATGTTTATCTACATCTCCCCAACAGTGTTTGCTACTATTCCAATGATACCAACCGTCATTGTACACTAACCATGAAGCCACTGCTGTTGATACTTTAGGGTTAGTTCTATTGCTTTTTATTTTTAATTTTGGTTTTAGCCATGCCCATGTATCATCATTAAATTGCCATAGTCCTATGTCTCTTGTTCCATTTGTATTGTCATTTACTACATAGTCTCTACCTGAAGATTCACAATATATAATTGCTAATGCTTTAGGTATGTCTTCTTGTTTAAAGTATTCAGATACTAATGGTTTCCATTCAATAACATATTCTATTTTTTTTTCAATGTTTCTACATTGGACATACTCAGCTATACTGTCTAGGCTCACAGGCAAAGATAATGCACAACTGAGTAATATTCCAACCACTTCTAGGCCATTGCTTTTCTTAACTTATTAAGTAAGCGTTGTCCTTTCTTTTTCATAGTTGTACTATCTGCAGGTGTACTAACTAAGTAATAAAGGTAATGTCCTCTTTTCTTAGCTGGCATAGTTGCAATATCATAACCTTCAGCTCTAAGGTTAAACAATGTACTACCGAATCTAGTACATCTAAGGTCAAAAACAAACTCACCATTACTAATAGGTTCTTTAAAACGATTTGTTTCTAAAGCCCATCTAATGAGTTCCTCTTTTGATTTAATATCTTTAGGAACAGTTATGCCCCTAAACGATTCTACTATCATTTATTTCTCCTAATCTCTACCATATATTGAAGACAACCTAAATTGTTACAAGCAATAATACGATAGTTTTTTTTTCTTTTTTTTATAGATAGAATTTTAGTACAGTCTTTACACTGTTCCTTCATTTAAGTTCCAGTCTTCGGGGATATCATTATTATCCATCCACCAAGACTTTCTCCATTTACCACTATGTCCACCGCATATAGCAGGGTCATTAGTAGAACAAACAAAGTCTGGACTTTTATCTGATTTTTTATTGTTACGATTATCAAAGACCATTTGTCCACAGTAAGGACATTTTAAATCGTCTCTATATTTTTTTGCTTCGGCCATTTTACTAACCACTCCTTGAATAGTTGATGAGTTATCTCCACCTTCTATTTCTATCTCTGTAACTTCTCCCATTATACTAGATACTTTTTCTATAAGGGGTAGTTTTTCAAATGATTCTTGTGTGAATACCTCTGGCATATCTGATAATTTTTCAATAAATCCAAAGTATTTATCTAATTGTTTATCATTATAATCAGTAAGTTTCATAGGAAATTTAAGTACTTGACAGTATTGATTAGCTAATCCTAGAATTTTCATTCTAGTTTCACTATTCTTTCCCTCTAACATAGCGTTAACAGTTGTTTGTATAAACTCCATATCTGCCATTAGAAAGGTGCCTCAGCTATAGTTCCATCATCATTTAACTTAACTTCATCTATAGGTTTTGGTTCTGGTTTAGGAACTTTGTTCTCTTTTAAACGCATGTCAACTTTAGTAACTTCAACTGAAGCTTCTCTAGCTGCCTCAGCCGCAGCCTCTTCTTCAGTCTGAGTTGAACCTGACCATAGCTCTACACCAAGACCAAACCTCATACATGCACGCTTAAATGCATCTGATTCTGCGTCTTTAAGGTTAGTACCATCATTGAACTTATCATTGTTCATTTTAAATGTATCTATATCACCAAAGCCATCGTAACTTCCCATACCTTCAATAGTTATAGTACCTTTAGCACCTACTATTCTCTTTTCACCGTTGTGTGTACTATATACTGGTTCACATTTCCAGGTATAGTTAATACCACTATCTCTTAGTCTTTCAACATAATTAGCGTGTGGTACATAGTCCCCAAACTTCCCAGCTGGTGCTTTCTTAACCAAATGAGGTGGAAAAGGGGATAATAATTTCTTGGTATCTTTTTCTACCATAATATCCTTCCTATATATTCATAATAGAGAAAAGAAATAAAGGGACCGATAGGTCCCGTTAATTCTTAACCTATTTTTTCTTTTTCTAAGTTAGTTATACCTCTTTCAATTGGCACTAGTTCAACTCTTTCATCTTCATATCTTACTATAAAGTAAGGTTGAGTCCCAATTCCAGCGTATTCTATTCCTATTACTTTCATTGCTTGACATACCTTCTGTTAATATGTACTATACATCTTCCAATTTTACTAGATATTCTGCTGTTACGCCAGTACCTGCCTTACAAAATAGTAACCATTGACATGGTCTACCCATGCTAGCTAACTGTTCTAATGCATATGTATTGTAACTTTCAGTACTACCATTAACCCATAACCTTATATCATTAAGATACATTGTTGTAGGTGTATGAAAATGGCCTGCTACAGCGTTGTCAAAGTCTGGCATAAGACCATTAGCTGCTAATGTTTTCCAACCTTGTAGCTTCTTACCGAAACCATACCATGGAAATCCACTAAAACCTCTTACATTGTCTCCGTGCCATAATAAAAACTTACATTCTTTACCTAAATCAGCTATGTCAAACCAATGGTTATCTCCTGTACTGTCAGGTATTGTAAATTTTATACGCTTTTCATCTCTAAATATCATCTTCATGATGTTACCTAGCATCCTATCAGCGTTAGAATCTGGATGATAGTCTTTACGACTACGACCACCTAAATGGCCATGATTACCTATAACCCAATGAACATCTACTTCATTAAAGTTAGCAAGTAATATATCAAAGAACTTACCTATAATTCTAGGCCCATCAACTGTTACTTGTTTGTATAAGCTGCTGTCAATTAAATGTGATTGGCCTGGAAATATTAATTCACCTTCTATAATATCTCCAACTGCAAACACTGCAACTTTATTAACAGGATGAGATTGTCTTTGTACATTAGTAATGTCAACTATCTTTTTAGCATAAGCTATTACTCTTTCTTCTGCTACTTCTGTATTGTAATCAGGTGTAACTTTAGCAAGTTGTATGTCACTTAATACTGCTATGGCTATTTCTTCATCCTTAGTCTTCTTTAAGTTAGAAGGTTTAGGTATTGAAGGTTTGTCCCATGTTCTTAAGTTAGCTGATACTGCATCATATACTGCATCAACCATCTCTTCTTTTTTATTCTTTGACTTCTCAAGTTTTTTTAAAAGATTTAAGTTATCTTTTTTTAAATCTTGAATAACTTTAGATTCAACTTCAGCCATTAAGCTATCAATATCTTTAGACATTGTTATCCCTTTCTAGCTTTTGTAAGTATCTTCTTATTGCAGATTCAGATATTTCTATACCAAATTCATCATGCAATAACCTATGTACTACATAAGGTCTCATCTTTATTTTCTTTTTTACTATTCTATCTTTTAAAGCAATCCAAAAAGGTTCTGCTTCTGGAGTAATTCTATCCTCAACATAGTTACCTTTCTTTCCATGCTCTGCTTCATTAAGTAGTTCATCTATATTTGTCATAAGATAATTATAGTTGATTTAAAAAAAATACAAGTAAATATAAAAGAAAATGGTGGAGGTGGGAGGAGTTTAACCTCCGTTAGCATAATATCAACGGGTAGTTGTTTATGCTCTAACTTGGACACCCCCATCCACAGATGGAATACCGTGCTTAAGGTCGGAAAGGAGTACAACCCACTGTTGCCAGTTGCACGGTACCCCTAATTTTCCTTCCTTCTATTGTAGCTGATTCAGTTGATAAGCAAACTCTTTTACTTCATCAACATCAGCTAGCCTAGTAATTCCTGAACGCTTACATTGTTCAATACAATCTTTTAATAAGTTATTTGAGTTTGAATTATGTAATCCAAAGACATACATATCACTAACCCATATTCTTTTAGGTGGTTGTTTAGCCAGCCAAGCTAACGCTGGGCCATCAACTAAGTTACCACCGCCAGTCCATCTATCTAGATAGTCTTGATTAACTCTCTTACCATTTTGACCAATGATACGCAATGAACCTGTTTCCCAATCCTGACCTCTATCGTTATACATAGCAATAGTAACTGCAGGTAACATCTGCATTATTTCTAGTATATCTTCGCCACTAAAGGACATAGAACCTGACGCATCTATTAGTATTGTTCCACCATATACTCTTTGTTTTTGTTTGAATACTTTTTTATCCACACACCAACGATTCATATACTTTGGATTTACACCGTAATCCATAGGCCTGTATTCTCTACCACCTTTAATTTTAGATTGTAGATTTACTTCAAGATGAGGTTTGAATATTTGCATCTTACCCCACTTACCTGCCATATCATTTAGATTAGGTTTATAATTCATATTACTATTACTCTGAGATGTCATTTCAAACATCTGCTCTGCATTTCTAGACATTAATTCATCAAGTGAAGCTATATCATCACCTTCACCTTCTGAACTGTTACCACTTGTTTGCTTATTAGCACTATTAGCTTTTTGTTTAGCTAATGCAGCTTTTCTGGCTTGTTCAAGAACCTGTTCCTCTTTAGGTGGTTCACTAAACTGTTCCATAAGTTTAAACAAGATTTTAGCTGCATTTCTAGTTTTAATATACTTACTAGGTTTTTTATAATAACCTCTAGTATATGTAATTCTTTCCCATAAATTATTTGCTTGTTTAAAGCACCAATTTATTTGATTGAGTCGCAAATTAGTTAATGCTTTTGCTGAGTCCCTAGGTATTTCTCTTAGGTCTTCAAATATTTCTATCAAAGATGCAAACTCTTTACTAGCTGGCCTTCTTCCAGAATAATAACTATTGCTATTAGTTTCTATAGGTGCCATACATATCATAATATATGAAACTATATCGAACAAAGAACTATTATAAAATAAATCTATAGCTCTTTCTTCATGAATAGGTTGACATACAACCCAATCATCTAGATATATATCTTTTATACCTAAGTTATAGTTAATACGAATTTCTTCACATATCTCAATGCATTTTTCATTCTCATTCTCTTTGAGTTTACCTACAGTTTTAGGACTCCACTTAGCATGGCCAAGTTCATGTCTTCTAATTTGTTTGTTATGGTTTGAACCACATAATGAACATAGTTCATCATCTGTAGGAACATACATTTCATGAGATAGAGTAGAAGTTCTAGGTTGATTTGCATCATCATAGATTTTCCATGGTCCCTCCCCAGAAGCTATTTCTGGAAAGGGTACCTTACTATTCTTCTTCTTGTACATTTTTCAAGCTATTGTCATGTATATTAACATCAGATAATTTAATAGCGTCAAGCAGTTCATCTGCTCTTTCACCAAATATTAAATTACCTGCCATTTTCATTTCAACACCACGTTGTTGTAACTCAAAGTATTCTCTCCAAGCTCTAACTGATACTCTATCTTCCATATTTTCTGTTAATGAAGTATCACTAATTACCTGATGCCATGTTTTTGGAAACATTTTTAATGCACTAGGGTGTATTGTATCTACATGTATTTTAACTGGGAACCTATCTTTAAGTGCCATGGGTAGGCTCTCTGGTAGGCTGTTAGTTGTAGCTATAACATTAAAACCTTTCTTTGGTCTTACTGTTTCTTTGTCGTCATTATTTAATGTCAACTGTGCTATATCTTTATCATCTAATACAGCATGTAAGAATGTCATAGCATCTGGTGAAGCGTGGTCAATTTCATTGACTACTAATCTTCCACCATTTCTCCATGATTGGATTGCTATACCATCATGCCATTCAAATCCACCTGACGAATTGGGTTTATAAAACCCTTCTAAGTTTGCACTAGCAGTGTCTTCTGTCATAGTAATTTGATAAACATTAGGTTCTCCACTCATGTTTAATCCTATTTTATTAGTTGCAGCTGCATATGTTTTACCAGTACCAGGTGGCCCGTATAACAGTATTCTATCTGCATTACCTATAGCTGATGCGACTTTGTCCCAACAAGTTATAGGTCCTTTCTCCATTGTTTCTTCCAATGTATTCTCCTGTCTAGAATGTATTATCTACATCCTCTAATTTAATAAAACGACAATAGATATCTATTTCTCCATCGTCATTTTTTCTTTGTTTAACTTCAAACTTACCAACATCTTTAAGATGTCTGATATTAGTTTGAGTCATATTTTCTATATTTTGTTTAACACCTGATACCCAATTGCTACAACTAGCTATTAAATACCATTCATAAGGTGTACTTAACAAAGTTTCTACTTTTTCATCTGTTAATATCGTAGCTGTCTTACCTTTTCTACTATGATTTGAAGCAGGTGGATTTTGTCTAACAAGCTTACTCTTGCTCGTCATTTTTACCACTATTCTCTGTCATATCTTTAAGCCAATCTTCTGCTAAGTCACCAGTATGACTCATAACATGAGTAGTAGCTTCCATAGCTTTATCAATTAACTTATTTTCATTCTCTACAAGAACAACTTGTATTCCTGTAGGTTCACTAAAGAAAAATCTGTTAAATAATCCTGAGTTACCAACACTATTTAATACTTCTCCCATATCATCTGTACTTATTTCATCAGGTAAACAGTTCCACCAACCTGTCATAATAGAAGCTTTACGATAACTATCTAATCTCATCGCTGCATCTATTGCTTCTTTTGGTCCAACTGCATCAACTTCATATCTAGTCATTAATTCATCTGTTTCATTAAAATTTGCAAATCTATCTTTCCAAAAATTAACATATTCATCATCTTTTAGATAAGTTAAAACAACTGCATATGCTTTTAAGTCTACATCAACAATTTTTACTGCATCGTGACTACCAAACATTGATTTTCCTACAAAATCATCGTTCAGTTCGTTACAATTATCACAGCAGTCTTCTCCGTCATGCTCACTCATATATTTTATTCCTCTCTTCAATTTCCCATGGTTCGTAAATAGATTCACATCTTTTACACCACCATAGTTCTGAATGTTCATCATCAAATGCCAATTGTTCATGACATTGATGACATACATATCCTGTTTCTAATTCTTCTGACATTAAATCAAACATATTCAATACGATTTGTTTTTCTAATTTAAATTGCATGTTATTATATCTAAACCAACGCACAATGTTATAATTAAATTCACTTAATCGCATATATACTAAATTAAAGTATCGAACATAGTCTTTATATGTCATCTTCTTCGTCTAGTTTTTCTTCTATTAAGTCAATGCTATGACTTAAAAAAGTAAACAACTTATTGTTATCAGCTAGTTTCACAAGTTCATCAACTTGTTCATCTATCTGTTCACTTGTTGTTTCCTCTGGAAATGTTAGAGTTATTACGCAATCTTTATCCCAATCTTTTTTCATTGGGTTTTTATATACATAAGGCTCTGTCATATTTCCTCCTCTCTCTATCTGTATAGATAGCTTATAGTATGTATGGAAAATTGGTCTTGGTATAACGTAATTAAAAAACCTCACAATTTTTACTATGAAAACCATACATACTATAAGCTACCTACCTCCACCTAACAACAGCACGCTATTGTATTATTGTTTTATAGATAGCTTGTAACACACAGTTGATTAGACCTAATGGATTGGTTACCAAATGGTCGACTTCTATGTGCTACAAGCTACCTACCATAGATAAATCCAACAGGGTATTTTTTTGATTTACCTATTTCGGTAGCTTATGCTAGTTACTAATATTTTTATCAATCATTTTAATCATTTTTATCCTAGATTCTTCATACTCTTTATATATTTTTTTAGTATCTTCATCTGTCCAAGGATAATTACTATTAAGTTTTGTTGTTTCAAACTCGTGTATTACAGTATTACATATTTCTACATCATACTTTTTAGCTATATCATTTAATAATCTAAATGGTTCTCCCCAAGCAGAACTAAATGCAAATACTAACTTGCCATTTTCATATGGGTCATCTTCTGATATTTGCATTGATAACAATTCAGTATCAGAATCACCCCATTTAGTTCCCCAATTGATATATTCCCAATCAACTGGTTGATATGTACCATATTTTTCAATTAATTCTTGCTTAGTGATATCCATAATTGGTCTAGCACCTTCATCATCTTCGAACCAAGCATTAACTCTAACACCATCAAAATCTCTTGAACCTTGATGTATTTTCTCAAATATTTCTGGTCTTGGAAAACAATTAGTAAAATTATATTGTATATCACTAGGGTCGGAGTCATCAGTTGTTATCTTTTTTAATAACTTATCTAGATGTTCTCCTGTTCCTGTGATAACTAATGTATTATCTGTCCAGTTAGGCATTATCTCTCCCTTCTTTAATTTCTTTGATACCTTCATTAATTTCTATCATTTGTAATTTAACTTCATCTGGTGCATCATCTCTACTAAGCAGAAAATTTGTAAATGATTCTCTAAATTTATCAACTGCTAATACTTCGGAAATAACATCACTTCTAAATTTGTGGTCTTTCTCACCTAAGTATGTAACAACAGCCATTTGAACTGATGCCATTAATTTTATTTGTTCTGTCATATTTTTTAATGTTTCAGTTATTAAGTCTGCTTCTTTTGACATTATTCCTCCTCCAATAAACTATCAAGATAATCTTGATTTATTTCATTATTTTTCCAATCAACATAGTCATTCCATAATGTATCAAATACATTCTTTAAATCACCGTTGCCTATGTCTTTTTCTATTTGTGGTGCTATATCAGCTTTAACTACTTCATCTGACTCATTTATTGCTAATGGTGTTAGCTCTAAGTCAAAGTAGTCATTAAAGTTGTGTATAACTTTCCAATTTAACTTTCTGTTGTTAATTGTTATATTAAATTCTATTCCCCCGTGAAACTCTTGTAATCGTTCCCCTGTTGGATTATTAGTTATAACTACAACATCTGTTAATAATGTATCATACATACCTTCAGGCATTAAATCTACAATACTACCTGCTGAATATGTATTTACTTCATTTTTTATCATATTTACCTTTCTCGTCTCGCATTTTAGTTACTGCTCAATAATTACTTACGAAAAATAAAGGGGGCTTTAACACCCCCTCTATTAATTATTTATTCTTGTTCTTCACTAGCCTTAGTTTCAACTACTGGATTTTCATATCCAAAAGTTTCATTTTTAACTGGTGCTTCCCAGATATCTGTAATAACCATTTCGGTTTTATAGTGCATAACACCTTCTTTATCCTCATAGTTATTATTCTGTAATTTACCTGTAACACCAACTCTAATGAATGGTTTATTTGTTACACTACTAACTGGTGCATTAGAGAGAGTTGATACTATCTTCTGTATCAAATTATCTCCATAAGCTACTGCTAATAGATTTGCTTGTTTATTTCCTCCGTCTAATACGAACTTAATCCCATTAGCATAAGAGTTACCTGTTTTGGCTGAACTACCAACTCGTGGCATTCCATCCTCTGTTATTGTTGTAAGCAACCCAGTATAATTAAGTGAATTAATTACACCTAAATCGCCTGCAAATTGTTCTAATTTTGTCATTATTACTATACTCCTCTCGAACAATATACCAATACTCAAAATAGAAAAAAGAAATAAGGGGACCGCTAGGTCCCCATATCTCAACTCATTTAGATTTTCTCCATTTTGTATTGAAGTTCCACTCAACATTCTGGTCAAGTGGTTCCTCAAAGCTTATATCCCAGCAACTATTACATAACATACCGTCAAGTAATAAATGCTTGGTCTTTGTTTTACAATTCGGACACATTTGAATGTATCACTCCTTTCATAGAACATATTAGAAGAAAGAAAGAATGGGAGCGCTAGCTCCCGTCCTTATGATATTCTCTTTTGTCTTTAATAAATTCTCTAATTAGTTTGGGGTTTCTAAATAACATAGTTAATAATGGAAAGATATATATTTTAATACTATACATAGATACTTCCCACCTAATATGCCAGCGTGAGTATCCAGGTTCTTTACCACTGTGACTTCCACTACCATAGTTTTGATATCCGTATATCATATTAAAGAATTGATGTGAATGTTTATGGCATAGTCCCATCTCACTTTGTGGTCTTACCCAACTGTCTATAAAATCTCCATAACCACCGCTATAGTTTATAAATAAACAGTTGTTATTGTTAGTGATAGGTTCACCACATTTGTGATGTTCACAGATACCTTGAATTTCCTCATTCATTAGGAAACTTTCTTTCTTTCCTAAATCTATTTTCTATCATTGTATCCATATGACATTCATCACACATTGTATATTTTGTACATTCTCTGTATGGACAAGCCATAATATTCCTTTCTTCTTCGTCTCTTTTAGTTTGTGCGAACACCCCTAAATCAAAAAATACCAAGGGGGGCAAGGGTAACCCCCCAAGGTACAATACCCCAGATTAGTTTCTAGGGTATTTAGCCCTAATAGCTTTATCAGAAACATTAAGCCAAATGACATAGTCGTGAAAGATAGTAGGACCATACTTATCATTCCCAGCAATAACTCTATAGTTAGAATTATTAGTGTCTATCTCATTTAAGTGGTTACAACCAGCCTCTAAATCCTCACCAAACAGGGATTTAATCTGCAACATTGCAACACGGTCAATAGGCTTTGAACTCATAAGTTTAGCATTAGTACCCTTTTCAAGTTCTTCACCAGTTTCTGCACATATGTAAGTTCCACTCACAATAATCATTCTCCTTTAATAGTCTTATAATAGAAAGATAAGCTAAAGAGTTCGATAGAACTCTCAACCTACCCACTGTATCTTTAAACTTAGAACAGATGTCCTCATATGGGAACATATAAGTCTAAGTTATAGTAGAGAGAGAGTAAAAGGTAGACGCTAGTCTACATACTGCTAAGTTGCGCTAGCAGAGGTCGATAGACCCACAGATGCTAATCTGGCGCTAGCTGTTGTAACATGTATCTAGTAAAAAATATGATGGTAATTCTCTATACAGTATTGGAGGAGAGTCTTTCCGAGCATGAGCGGGCCTACTATATAAGGTTATTATGATTAAGTTATCTGTATAGTCCTTGGGTACTTAGTTTGCGTTTCTACGTTACTGTCTCACCAGTCCTAAGCTTTCTGCCTCCCGATGGCACCTTTACCTGTAACTAAATTCCTTCTTAATGTTTGTAATTATTCTTAATATAACATATAATAAAATCTATACAAGTATCTACAAAGGATTAGATTAATGAGCGGTAAAGTTTGCCAGGCCATAGGATGTAGGAAGTGGTTGAAAGGAAGACAAAGGAAGTTTTGTTCAGAACAATGTAATAAAAGAACCTGGGCTCAAAAGCAAAGAGACGGCCATGACGTACCTGTTAAGCCAGTTAATCAAGAATTTAAATCAGATAGCGGGGATTACGCTTCAGTACGGAGGGGTAGGTACTATGAAGACTTTAAAATGTACTGGGCAGAATCTCTAGCTAGTGGAGAAGTAACCAATTTAGACGTAGCAGACCAGCTTGGCACCACCCAGGCTACAGTTTCTCGCATGCTCGCTGCCTACCGTATAGATAAAAGTAATGAAATTAAAGCAGAAGGTTGGCAAAGAGACGAGTCAGTTGATGATTTATTAGAAAATTTTTCTCGCTTCCGCAATAAATACTTTGCTACAGAAACGGGGGAAAAGTATGAGACTGCAGACTTTCATACTAACTGGATAGAAAAGATTGAGAACTCAATTGAACATGGTAGAGAGTTATTAATACTATCACCACCCCGACATGGGAAGACTGAACTCTTAATACACTTTGCTGTGTTTCAGATTATGAAAAATCCTAACATAAGAATTATGTG